TGTCTTAGATTTGCCACCCCACGATTGTGTCCAGTGGGTTAAACCCATCCTGTGCGTATGTCCGCAGACGACGCTTGCACCAGCCCGCTTTGCAAGTCCAAGAGCAGTTGATCCAGCAGTTGGTTGAACGTTTCCTTCGTCGCCATGAACAAGTATCCAATTTGGTGCAAGTTCGTATGGCTGGTGGTGATACGTAATTCCGAGTTGATCCAACTTAAGGAACTTTTCAATCTCAAGTTCAGGCAAACCAATAAACCCTGGCGCATTGTTTCTGATTTTATTGTACAGCCTGTCGCTGTGATTAGACCTTGAGATATGTCTGATCTTAAGAGACTCAAGTAGCCGTACAGTAATGTCTCTGTGTTGCCCGATGTCGTGCTTCCATTCACCTGGGCCGCCTTGCTCCCACCTGCTGATTTGCGGAAAGTCAATTTCATCTCCTACGCTCACTACCTCGTCTGGCCTATATGCTTTAATAAACTTTGCCAATGCGGTTGTTGCTTCCACATCATGATATGGAGCTTGAAGATCACTGACTACCACTATAGTCTTCACTCTTTAGGCCATGTCCCGTCCAGTACCATTAACGCAATGGCACTATAGTTAAGTAAGTCTAAGAAGCTATCTCTGAGAGACTCGTTTTCTGGTGTTGCCCCACTGTCTGTGAGGTGATTGATGCGTGCCAACTTGTCCCACATGCGCACACGTAAGCCATTAAGTGGACCGCCAGGAGCTTGGGCGATGTTCTTGGGTCCGTAATCTTTGTGCTTCTTAAGCAAGAGATTACCCGCCCCGTCATACACTTCCCACATTGAAGATGCAAAGTCTTTGCCATCACTCTTGATCACTTGCACTCTCTCGCTCATTTGGTCTTCCCTTCGGAATTACGCGTTGGCCTTTGTAAATATAATCCTTGGTTTTGTCATCTATATCATACACCACATATACGACATTTGTATCAAGATACTCATATGGTACTTCAATCGTGTCGAGTACCCAATAAGCCAGGGCTACACGCCCACCATCAAAAGGTCCGCCTTGAAATGTTGGGTTGTATTCGCTCATTTGCTTTCCTGAATGAGAGTGGTTGTGATCTTGCCACCAGTAAAAGCATCGTACTTGCTGGCTATTTGCAAGGCTTTGGTGATGATCTTGCGGGCTTTGACATGATCGTCAACCAGTGAGCCACCAGCCAGTGCTGCGATAGCGCCCAAGGCAAAGCGTTCCCCGCTGCCTGCGGTGTAGATATTGTCAATGGTGCGTTCCCATGAGTAATCTTCGTTGAGCCTATAAACTCTACCCTTGATCACAACGATCATGATGTTGTCTTGCTCAACAGCAGACTCAGCCTTGCTAAATTCATAGCCACCATCGACAAAAGCCCTGCGTATAGCAGGGACTAATTGCCGAGTGACATACTTGTCAATATCTTTAGAGTTGATTGCAGGTGGGATAAAGTCATGCTCAAGGATGTTAATGCCCCGCACTGAACCAGCTAGCGCAAATACAATGTTAGTATTTTTAAATACTTTTCCGTTAGGAATGTTAATAGCAAAGCCATCCGAGTCAGACGATTGTGAGTCTGCTCCAATCATAACCCAGTCTGGGCCTTCAATGGCTGCAATGGTTGTCATAAAATATAGCTTATCATTTGAGTACCCAAATGCCAGGTGTACATTGGTGGAATTGCTTCAACTAATTCTCCCCAGATCATCCAATCAATTCCCATCGCTTCACGGGCTTGTTCAATTGTTTTGGCTGTATGGCCACCACCAGGAATTTCATCTCGCATTGAGCCATATACGCCTACTGGGCGACCTTGTTCCTTGTGCTTGCAAACAGTGCCAACCAATTTAACATTGCTTTCAAATAGCCTGTGCCTGCGCACTTTTAAATTAAAGGATGACCCGCAGCATTGAACTGGGTCAATCAACGGCGCTCCTGGAACATTTTCAATAACATATGGTTTGCCGCTATTGGCAAGCGCTTCCCTTGTTTGCGGAATAAGATCAACTTTATCCGTGCCCTTGCCTTGAGCGTTGCGCAAATGCTTGGTTGCGCTATGAGTTTGGCATGGCGGAGATGCTGCTATCGCATCAAATTTTGCTAAAAAATTTTTATCCGACATTATGTCAAGAGCGTCTGCATGAATAAATTCATAGGGATAACGCTTTTGCTTTTTAATATCAACACCTACTACATCAAAACCAGCGATGTGATAACCCACGCTCCCCCCCCCCGCTTTGCAGAAAAGGTCAAGCAACTTTGGCTTTGTCATGCGGCAATTCTATCATAGAACCACTGCGCACCGTGGTACATGAACAGGTCGTTCACATCCTCGTTGCCTGGCAGACCCACCACGATGGCAGCTGGCAGATCTTCCTTGATGCGCTTGGCCAGTTCCTGCCCTGGGTTACGACCATCTTCCTTCACGTCGTTATCCGCAAAGATCAGGACCTTGTTATACGGTTCAAAAAGTTTCGGAAAGTGCGTTTTCCACTGGCTAACGCCAGCCACGCCAACGCTAGGAATACCAACACAACCAGATAAAATGATCGTATCAATCTCGCCTTCACAGATGGCGATTGTATCTGATTCTTTGTGTAAATCTCCGACATTGAATAATCCTATCTTCTGCCCAGTGGGCCATAAATACTTCGGCGTACCATCATCTAGCCTGCGAAACTTTATTCCAACCACTCCAGAAGGAGTAATATAAGGAATGCTGAGCATATCCAGAGCGTGCTCATGGCCAACACTAGGCTCCACGACGCTTCCAAGAAGGTAGGTACTTGCCACTTGCGGGCTTATGCCTCGACCCTGTAGGTAAGACTGAGCCTGGGGACTTATGTTGTCCGCGTAGCGTTTTGCTGCTTCCGTTAGCAAGGCTTTCTGCTCTGCGTTTAACATCTTTAAACTCCTTTAAATTTTCTTTGCGCTTGACTAGCTCATACACATCGCCAAGCAGTTGGCAAACAAGACAGTTGTATATCTGCTTATCTAAATTGTACGCTGCGCTTGCGTGGCTATCATCATGCACTACACACTTGCAAGCAACCCAACCGTAACGCTCTTGGACATGTAATCCATATGCTTCAAGCACAGCGCCAAGGTCGGGTTTGCTAGTCATGAATGTTTGCCCACTGATCTAATGTTTGGATGACCCAAGCATCTTCAATGCCTGCGCTACGACGCTTAACAATGACATATGATGGTGGCACATTTTCAAGATTACGCGCCTTTGCGTAATTCTGTGCTTCGACTACAGCTTCACGCCAGAACTGTGGCAGATCTAGTTTAGTTCTAGCTTTTAGTTCTAAGACATAGGGCTTGCCCGCGACGATGAGGACTAAATCACCCTCGTCATTAGCCCCCGCGAGGGCAAGCCTTTCTGTCATTGCCTTGGGTAGTCTTCCCCTTAACCACCCAAGGACATCTGTCTCGAACTTGGAACCTTTACGCTTGCCATAACTACTCATCGTCATCCTCATCATTCCAACTTGCAGTCGGCGTTTGTTTATAGTTCCAGATCGACATGCGTGACGCGTCAGTCCACAATGATACATATTGTCTACCACTAGCACTGTTCTTTGCAAACCGATTCTTTACGGCGGCGATTCTAAATTCGCCAGTCCAAGGAAGTAAAGCAACGGTAATAATCATTTCAGGCAATTGACTGATCTTGCCCTGGATGGACTTACGACTAGGCGGCATATCTGGCTGACCTTCACCTTCACTGGTGTGGTGTAGCAAGAATACTGCTGCATCAGTCTCTCTAGCTATATGGTGCATGGCTTTGGCAATTTCACGAAGACCAGACCATTCGTTTTCATGCATAGACACTACGTTCATAGCGTTATCAACAATAAGCAAATGAGGGTATTCGCCGTATGCTTCAGCATAGGCCCGTATAGATAAATCAATTTCATCAAGAGTGGGGGATGGAGCAAAGTCAAATTGAAGATGTTTAATGCCTGCTAGTTGTTGGGCGTAGAATGCTGCGCCTTCATCTGTAGCAAATCCTTCTTCAACAGTAGATACTCTGTGCCCACTAATCATGGCAGCAGCTCTGATCGCAGTCGTATAAGCATCGGTGTCAGCGCTGATATACAGCGTTGGTACCTTCATATGAACAGCAAAGTGCAGACCTAACAATGACTTACCAGCATTGGGTGCGCCAGCAATCATTGTTAGTTGACCACGCCTGAACCTAATCCCCTCATTTTGTAATGTGGGGAATAGGTCGGGCAGAATTGCATGGTCATAACTTGACTTTACTGCTGCCTGAGACAGCGATAGCATCTATTTATGCAGACTGTGCTTTACATTGGGTAGCGCGGTCATTACTTGAGCACGCGTAGAAAGCGTTGTAAGGCTTGCCTGTTGACTTAGATACGCCAGCTGGCTTAAGTACCATTGGTCCATGTAGACATGCTGGTGCAGATCCTGCTGGTGCGCTAGCAGCTGGTGCTGCCTTTGCAGCCCATACTGGCTCATCAACTACAGTTGCGCCAAGTGACTTAACTGCATATGCAATGTTTGCATTGTTCTCAAGCACGCCACCTGTTGAAAGGATGAGTTGTGCTAGATCGCTAAGAGACTGAAGTTGACCTTCAAGTTCATCTTTTGTTGATGCGTATAGATTGATCAAGTTGCCATTGGACAACTTAAAGTTCACTTGGAACTTTGTATCTTCTGGTGCTGCCATTTCTTTCTCCTTTGTTTGTATGTTTATCTTGTAAAATTATTTAAGTTTAGCAAGTGGATCAATTGTATGAGCAAGACTACCACCAAATGCATAACAATAGTCTTGTACGCCACACGATTTGCACATCATATTTAAATTGGGTAAAAAAATTTCTGCCTGAATACCCCGCTCAAACTGAGCAAAAAGGTCGGTAAGGACAGGTATGGTCCACAGTTCTAGACCAGGGCTTGGCTCAAGCATTGCGCTACGAGCCTTGTAATACGCCCCATGCTGAGGACGAATGCCATACTGCATCTCGATACAGGATGCATATACGCCCAGCTGCATGGCAGAGTCTGGAGTATACGCGCCAGTCTTTAGATCTACTACAGTTAGCGAACCATCTTCATTAATAAACACCAAATCAGCAAATGCCTTAATGCGTACATCGCCAAAAAATAAATCAAAGCCTAGTTCAATTCCTGGTTTGCCATCTGGTGTAGTCCAGATCTTCCATTTATTGTTCTTGAAAGATGTAACGAAGTTCTCGAACATCTTAAGGCCGTTCTCATCCCACCAAGCCTTGTTCTCTTTGTCGGGATTAGCTTTAGACTCACGCCCGCCAACGCGCCAATCAACTGGATTGGTGCCAGTGCGTTCTTCAACTACACCAATCTCGGAGAGGAACGCGTGGTCCCAAATCTCTTTAAGATTCATCGACTTTCTTTCCTATCACTATTTCTTGCGCTCTTTTCAGGCCAACAATAGTGGCTGGATTTGTTTCTGTCAATATCTCTTTGGCAATCATGTCGCTCAAAGCCTTGCGCATGAGAATTTCTGTCTCAACGAAAGCTTTTTCAAAGGCCGCGCGACTGATTACCTTAGCTCGCTTCTGTCCCATTATGCGCAATCCTCACATTCATCATTCCAGTCAACATCATTTGCATCCCATTCAAAAATCTCATTCAACTTGCGGGATGACCAGAGGTTGACTTGCGTTAAAAATCTTATCCATAAAGCAAACATTATTTACCCCATTCTGGTGTAGGTGCTGTAGCGAGGGATGAGCATAGCACGCATTGCATGTTTGTAAAGTACATTCCAATCGTGTTGTCTTCATCAAACTTGACCTTCAAGTGCCAAGTATCAGAACCGCATGGGCATACGCGAATAGGTCCAAGCGATGAGTAGTCAGCCTTCTCGCCGTGAATTACAACCAAGCTCTTAATGTCTTTATGCTTGGCCATCGTACACTTCCAAGAGGTAACGTTCGACTGCGCTGTGGAATGCAGATCCTGCTACAAACCACCATGCTGGCTCTGTTTTAATTTCAAAAGCCCGCTCTAATTGCCATGCTTTACCGCATCGTACCCACGAAGCAAAGGACGAAAACGATCTGTGATTAACTGTTGTATTTGTCTCCATGGCGTGATTCTAGCACGCCGTGAGATATTTTTTCCCTATGGGTTGAAATGAGACACGCAAGTGGCTCAATTTGACAAAAAAATTTTCCTATGGTTATACTACGAGCGTAAGCTATGAAGCGAGTTAATCGATAGGGCGCAGAGCGCCCATAATGGATAACGAGCGGCAAGCATGATAGCGAGTATATAAAGCAAAATTGCAAAAAAAAATAAGCCCCGCAATTAAGCGGGGCCTTTAATCTTATTAAATTTTATTTTGCTGCTGTTGTCTTAAAGTGCTCATAAGCACCAACAACTACTGGTCCAAGAACTGCAACCAATGCTCCCCAAGCAACTGTCTTGAGGTGGTGGTTACCTGTCTGCCAGATAGAAACAGAAGCAACTAACAAAGCAGCTAGGTAATGTTCTACGATTTTCTTACTGATCTTCATAACGTCTCCTATAGTGAGAAGCAGGCTTATGCCTGCGACGTTATTTTAGCATAAGCATCTTTGGCTGCCAGCAGGAATGCTGGCCATGGGAAGTTTACGCCTGGATCCGTGTGACCACCCGCGATCTTGTAGGCGTTGGTAATATCGACATGGCCACATAGGCCAGACTGGCCAGCAAGGATCTGTGCAGGGGTTAACCTGACCAGAGGAATGCCATGGCGATGGGCTAAATCGGCCGTTAAAGCCCCGCTGAGGGCTATTTGAGCCGTGGCATATGTATCTGCCCACACTTGAGGTGTTTGAGCCGCGTAGCCAGCATGTTCGATAGAGATAGACTGCTGGTTTATATCCTGCTGGTTGACCGCCCAAGCGGTATCTGCCTCATTGACAGACTGGATAACTTCCTTGTCATCTACCATGTAGTGAGCAGAGGCTTGCGGAGCATTGTCACCTGCAAACCACAAGGCTACCTGCTTGGCACGGCCTTCAGTCTGAGGTGTTTCCATGGTGTGCACCACGATGAGCTTGATGGGTTTGCCATCACGCCCTGGCGTGTAATGCTTTGCTTGTATGAATGGATAAGTCATTGCCAAATAAGTCTTTCTGCTAAGTCTCCTGGGTTACACAGGTCCGCCTCTTGGCAGATGGGAAAGCCTGCTTCTGCGTAGCATTCAGCTACCAGTTCAGAGCAGATGTAACCTTCATGTCGTGCAAGATAATTGATGAGCACATGCGGAAAGATCTTTACGCCTAGGGCACGGAATGCCAGCATGACAATAATACCGAAATTGTATGGCCGTCCGACTGCTGACTTGGCGTGATCAACAATTTTTGCTCGTTGGTCATCGGATAGTTCTTCATGCATGTTCCATGCGATGCGTGGGTAGTTAGCAACTGGGCTAACAGTAACGCCAGTAGGATTAGCTTCAACGATCTGACCATTACCAATATAGATAAACGCATGGTTCCAGCGTGACACCGTTCCTAGTTTAATAAGTTTGGCAAAAAAACCATTGCTGCTGACTACGCCGTAGTCACCAATGCGTGGTTGGTAGGTCATTTCTTATCCTCAATCAAATCTTCCAAATGCTCAATCTCTTGCTTTTCTAATTTAAGAATGTGGCGGATGATAAGAGCATCACGCTTAGTCTGGCCAATCATGGCAATACCGATGATAAGTTCTACTGTTACTGCTAGCCATGAGGCTAGGTTCATCCACTTAATGTAGGCATGAGTATCGGTGAACCATGTTGGTTGCCACCACCATACAAAAGTAACAGCAGACCAAAGGCATACAAAGAACCAGTTGCGGATAATGCTTTGGACTTTCCAGGATGCTTGCTCAGCAAAAGTTAGAACATCGCCTGTATCTGGGTGAATAAATTTTTTCTTAAAAAATTTTTTAAGCATTGTGCTCCCTAATGTGCTGTTCAAACTTGCCATTAAGGGTTGCTACATCAACCGCTATATTCTGCTGCTTTTCAATCAAGGTCTGAACCATTGGAATGACCTGCTTGCGGATAGCGTCATTAAGAGAACTGCCCGTGTTGGGTGTTACCTCATGTTTGATTGATTTAATATCTTCAAACTCTTCACGCATGACATTTTTTACGCCATGCTTAAACACATACCAAACTCCAGTTGCCGTAGCACCAAGGGTAAATACCGTGTTGTAGAGAATTGTTGTTAGATCTGAGCCTGTCACGTTACATCCTTATGAGTTAACTGTACGGAACTGGATCATGCACACACCGCCAAAGCCCGAGAAGCGCTTATCTGGTGGGGACATGCGAACAAATGAAAGAGATTCGATTACGCCCTGAACTTGTTCGTTGGTCGTAAAGTCTTGAAGAATGACAACGTCACCGTTTGATTCGATTGACTCAAGCGCAGCTAGGCGCTCAAAGGCATAACCTTCATACCCAGTGGTCATGTTATAGCGGTCCATGTCAAAGTCGAAGACAAGGATTGGTACGCCAATTTCACGCTCACGAGCAACAGCTGGAAGAGACTTGAGCTGGTAGCCATTGAGCGTTGTAGATGAAAGCGTATCGCTTGTTGGGTAAAGGGTAAATCTAAATCCAACAGATTCGATTGGGCTGCTTAGGCCAGTGGCAATGTCTTGGGTTAGATCGCTGGTGCTTGTCAAGACATAAATGTCATTGATGTTGAGGGCTGGATCTACTGTAGAGATTTTGATATTGCCAGTAACGGGTGCAGTTACGCGTGGCTTGATAAGTTTGAAGTGCTTATCTTCCAAGGTAAGGTAACGGATCTGACCTGTTTGAATGTAGCCAGATGCGCAGAGCGCACCGCTGGAATGAGTATTAGTTGGATCTGTTTGAATGTATACGCCGTGGCCATTGATAGCAAACATCAAGCGGCTAGTCTTGCCATACACCGCTACGCTAGTAGCAGTTGAGTTGAGATAGGCATTGCTGACCAGCGGGCTACGAAGGTTGGTTGCGTAGGCAACCTGGTTGGTAGCAATTTCCTTGCCAAGATCTAGCTTGATCAAACCAGATGATTTGGTGCCATCACCGTTGTCGATGTAGTTAGAGACTGTGCAGTAAACATAGCGATCATTGAACGCAATGTCGTAGACATAACCATCGGTTCCCGAAGGGGTAAGGTATGTACCGCTAGCTGGGTCATAGCCTTGAGTGATGGTTGTGAATGGGCCATAGGTAACATAGCCAGAAGATACAAAGCCTGATGTATCGATGGTGCCGATACGAATACCCTTGTTGGTTCCAAATACCATGTACTTGCCAACATAAGCACCAAGCGCAAGGATAATCTCACCCTTTGGCATATCAGCTGCGGTCAACGCTTTGTTGAGTAGCGGCACTGCACCAGTTGTATCGAGGGAAAGACGATACACGCTAGATGAGTCTGAGTTGTACCCGCTAACATAGATGGCGTTTGGACCTTCGCAAATGCCTGTCCACTTCCATGCTGGATTTGTGTGAGCATAGATCGGGGTGGTGTTGTTAGATGCAAGGACGATAGTTCCTGTAGCAGATGGGTTGAATGCAACAACTGTGCTGACAATGTTGAGCGCTACGCTAGTAGGACTTGGCACATCGATAACCTGCCATGTGCCGTTGTATGGTGAGCCTACGCTAGCAACGGTTACAAGAGAACCGATGGTGAAGTTGTGTACAGCAGTGGTGCCGATGACGGCTACGTTCTCTGTATAAGCCATACCGTTCTGGGTGTAAGCACCGAGCTGAGTATTGGCTACGTTAAATGATGCAATTGGTGTAATCTCAAAGAGATAGTTGTTTACGCCAGCAATAAGGCGTTGCTTAACCCAGTTCATCTTGACGCGGCTGACTGTGCCAGTGGCAGCAGTTGGGTGGGTAAAGACTAGCGTTCCGTTGGTTGCAGCGGTAAGTGGGCCTTCGTAAATACCTGTGGCGTTGGCAACGTAGTAGTTTGTGCCATCAAGGGCAAGGTCAAGAATTGTGCCAGAGCCGCCCCATGTAATAGTGACGGGGGCTGAGCCTTGAACTACCTTTGTCAAAGTTGAGCCATCTGCTATCAAGGCAAAGTCGTTGGTGCCATCATTGCCACCCTTGACGATCATGCCTGTGCCAGTAGATGAATAAAGCTGCTCAGTATCTGGTAGCAGGTCTACACGGCCAAGGTTAAATACCTCAACACCAGCTGACTTGTTAAAGCGTAGGTTGACCGTATCGCCTTCTACTGGCTCTTCGTAGCGAATGCCAGCGCCGTAGTGGAACGAGGACTGGCTGCGTAGCCACCAGCCTGTGAGCGTCTGCTCACCTGGTTCCTTTTGCTGATCGATCTGTTGCTTGCGGTACTGAGCTGTCTCACGCTTGTATGGGTACTTATCGTTGACAGCAAAGAAGAATGGCAGGCCAGCAATGGCACAGTCATAAGTGTTGGAAGTATTAACAAAAGTACTTCCTGAGAGCAGTGGTACACCAATCGCGTCTGTTGGCCGTTCGGCAATATGTTCAAAGCCGTCTAGTGTTGCCACCGCATCTCCTTAATTTGATCCAATAAAAAAGCCCCCTTGCGGGGGCTGTACTAATGTATTGCTTAATTAACTCTCTGTGGAGTTAGCCTGAGCCGCTAGGTAAGCCTGATAGTCAGAGTTGGCAGGGTCGGTTGGAATAAACCAAACCTGACCATCTTCATCGGTACGCTTGATAGTTTTTGGTGTTAAATCAGTTGCTTCAAGAACTTCATAATTTGATGCCATTTTACAACTCCGCACTTGCTTGAATAACTCCAGCATTGTTCAATCTAACAAATCCAGAATAACCTTGTGTGAAAGAACCTGTAATTTCTAATTCCATTGATGCTATTGCTATATTTCCGTAACTTAATGCGCTAGGAGTTTGCGGGCTATTATTTGAAAAATATGTTGTGTTTGATGCTGAGGTAAATAAAATGGCTGGTGCTGCTCGCATAGGAACGGGATAACGCCAAGTTCCATAAGCATTTGCAGTTGTATAGTTTGCCATCGTAATTGAATCGCCAGCGTAAGTTTGAGCATAATATCGTTGGCACAAGGCTAACTCTCCTTGGAGTGTGCCACCTGCTCGGCTGAATGAGGTTGCTACTGAGCCAAGTTCAAGTTGTACGCCTGTCACTTCGTAGTAATCGTTTGTGTTAGCCGTACCTGTTGCGCTATAGGTGAAATAAACACCAACCTGAGTCGCGGAAGAAGATACAGTTCCCGTGACTGTAAATCGTTGCCAATTTGTTGTCAGCGTTACTGTTGAACTGGCAGTTGTGGCAGAACCAGTAAAACCATTGAGCAAGTTTTGATCTGTTCCTGTGCCACTTGTAATTGCAGCAGTTAAAGCATTTGATGATGATGAGAAGTTAGCGCCAGCGCGAGCATAGAAGGAAAGCGTGACTGTCTTGCCAACCAAAGGAATTGATTGTGCGCTTTCAATGCTTTGAGTGTGCCAAATTGTTCCCGTTGTAGTCGTGCCAGAGTTGCGTTGTACCCGTGAGCAGTATTGAATGTTAGGAAGGTTGGTTGTGTCGTTTGTGCTTTGGCGGCTGGTTGTGATTGAGGCTACCGAGAAATAATCATTCCAACGATCTGCGCCGTAAGCGTTGCCATTTGCGATTGCAACGGAAGTTCCACGCTGCCAGATATCAAACCCGCCATTAGCAAGAAAGTTCTTACCAGCTACGAACGGCGCTACTGCCCCACCCGTATTCTGCTCAACTGTTGAAGTTAATTGTGCGCGACTCATGACTTATGCACCTGCCTGTGGTGTCGTTGGAGTGGATAACTCGGATGGGAGTGTGCTGGCTTCATAGTCAGCCTTTGGCATAGAGGTAAATTCCCCATTGCCTCGATCAATGATGGCGAAAGTTTTTGTTGTGCCATCCATTTGAGTTACATCTAAAAAAGTTACATTTTCCATAATTACAACTCCGCACTAAAGCCAAGGTAACCAGCCGTATTGTTGTCGTTCATCAACTCTATTGGGTTGAGAGTGTTTGTTGCTCCGCTACCAATAGTCACAGTAAGGTCGGCAAGTTTTGTGGTTGATTCAATGTTTATGCTTACTGCGCTAATCGTTCCCAATGCTCCAATACCGTTTTGCTGAATGCGAAGGTTGGCGTAATCTATTGAGGTTGGGATAACGCGCTTGGTTGTCTTAAATTCAACATTGCAAACCACTTGGCTTGACGAGTTGTTGTAGTAAGCCTGTCCATATTTGCCGTATGCAACGCCCGGGGTTGATCTTTCATAATAACGCTCGCAGGCATTTAACTCCCCCTGAAGTGTGCTGGAGTTGCGTTGGAATGGGGTTGCAACTGAACCAATTTCTAGTTGTACGCCCGTCACTTCAAAGTAATCATTGGTTCCAGCAGTACCCGTTGGGTTGTATTGAAAACCTACAGCAATCTGAGTAGCAGTTGTAGGCAAAGTTCCAACATAACCGCTTCCCGTATATCTCACCCATCCAGTTGTTGCTTGAACAGTTTGACCGATTAGCGTTGTTTGCCCAGTAAGGCCAGACAAAACTTGCTGGTCTGTTCCAGTACCGTAATAAACATAGGCAGATAGGTTGTTTGATGCTGCCGAGAAATTTGCGCCTACTCTAGCCCAAAATGAGAATACAACCTTTTGACCAGCAAGGGGAATGGAATTTACTGTCTCAAATGATTGGTAAAGATAAACACCATTTGTGCTTGTATTTCCGCTATTGCGCTGAACGCGGGCGCAATACTGAATGTTTGGAAGGTTGGTTGTGTCGGATGTTGGCTGGCGAGTAACTGTTTGAGCCGAGGGTGAAACTGCAATTCCAGCCCATCGGTCTGCTGCATATCCAGTAGATGTTCCAAAAGCAACAGAAGTTCCGCGTTGCCAAATGTCCATACCGCCGTTGAGAACAAAGTTCTTTCCAGCAGTAGCAATCGGCCCCGCCCAAGCAACACCTGTTGCGCTGGAAGAGTTTGCCACGAGTGTTGAGCCGTCAGCTCCGACAGCAAGGTTTGTAAGGCTTGCTGATCCATTGGCTACAAGCAAATCGCCTTTGGCGGTTACTGTAGAACTAGGGATAGAGTTGGCTACGTTAAATACTGAAGGTGCGCTGACAGTGGCAATATCGCCTGCTACCAAGGCATTGTTTAGTACCACAGTGGTACCAGTAGAAGCTGTGTAGTCTGTGCCACGGACGAGCAATACGCCGTTGACAAATACTTCTTCAGCTCCAGGAGTATAGGTCAGAGACTGGCTAAAGCCATCTGTACCTGAAAGGGTTGTCTCACCGCCAGTGGCCGTATAGCGCCACTGCTTGATGGTTACACCCTGTGTATTTGGGTGACGGTTAACTGACATATTAAGAAATTTCCGATCCGAAAGCGTTAAAGGAAACTGATGTGCTTGACGCAGCAATTGAGATAATGTCGGTGTTGGCAAGGGTAATGCCAAGGGTCAATGTGTCTGTAGCGTCACTACCAAGAAGAACATCGTAGGCGATGTACTGCTTAGGAGTATCTGAAGCACCTGCCACACGGACTGAGACACGATATGTCTGAGGTGTGGTTGCTTGGTTACAGATAGAAATTGTGGATACTACAGCTGCCGCTGTTCCAGATGGGGTGTAGAGGGTAGTGAGGTTAGACGAAGCACCCGCAGCTGTTGTAGATGCTGGCACCGCCTGCCCAAGTACCTTATATGCTGTTGCCATTTATCTTCCTTTTCTTGGTAATTGGGTCATCCACCCATTGTTAAAAGTGAAAAATTGATTACATCGCTTACGCCAGCAATAGTGTCTGCTACCCCGTGGACATTGCTTGTAGCAGCGATATGCTGTTGCGCTTCTGTCATATCTTGTGCAGTAATAACGTGGCGGACAACTGCTCCTACATTGTGGTTGGTAGGGCTGGTGCTATTAAAGCCACGGGTAATGCTGAGGGTGTAAGGGCCTGTGCCCGTCACCGCATTTACCTGTACAAGTTCTTCAGAAGATGTGTTGTAATCAAGAGCTACAATGTAAGGCGTGCTGCTTGGGTAGCCAACAAGGTTGCTAACGATAACGCTTCCAGCGCTTCCATTAATTGAACTGGCAACCGTTGTATCTTGCGCAGTAGCGGAGTAATATCTATTAACAGCCATCTGCCTGCCTTATCGACTATAGTGGGTGCGTGGTGGGTACTGTTCAGCTTGACGCGCTACTTCTACTGCTAGGCGTTGCTGGTACATCTGATAAAAATAACGGCTCATGTTGGTAGCAGATCCAACTGGGTTGGACTGATCCTGAGCGCCTGCTTCAGCAGAGATTGCTGGGATACGACCCATGTCGACATAGGCTGCTGAACGATAGGCAGCGCCAAGGATAATTACTTCACGGGCTGACTCTGGCAAGCCAGTGGTGGTAAAGTCATCATTGTCATTCTGCAACTGTGTAGGCTTTTTAGTGTAGACAACCTGCACTGTGCGACCTGGGATAATGCCATCAGAGATGGAGATTGTCTTTCCGCTGTTCCAGACTAATGGGTTAGCAGTACGGTCAATGCGGTAGTGACGAACTGGTAGCCATTCAAGAGATGGACCGATTGTTTGCCATGATACTGCGATAGCATCAATTGCTTCCTGGGGAAGCTGGTATGTTGTGCGAGCAGCAAGGAATGGGAAAGTTGTGTAGTACACGCCAAAAAGGCTTGGGTATACAGCTTCAATTGCCTCGTTAACATCCTTGCGGATCATTGCTCGTGGGAAAGAAGGTGTAATGGTGACGCGTGTTCCAGCAGTGTGCGGGATTGGCGTAGTGTCTCTAAAGCCACGGCCATATGGCGGGATGGTTGCTGTATTGGTTGTACGGTCAAATGAGTCAACCCAGATCAACTCTTCGTCAATTTCTACAATACCGCGGGTGAGGACTGTGCCATCTGCTACGGTAAAGGAAAGATCTGTAGCGCCTAGATCATCTACTAAGAATGTGGCCTGATCTTGACGGGCTGTATAACCAGTAAGCGCAAGCGCTGTCTCGTCAATAAGGTCTGAAAATAATGTCATGAAACGATCCTCGATGCTGCCGCTGCTTCACCATAACCGTACACGCCAGCCAAAGCGTTAAGAACGCCAGGAGTATCTAGGTGCAGATTAAGTCCGCCATTGCGGGAAGCATAGATAAGGTTGAGAGCATCAATGCCGCGAGTGGCGTTGTGCCCAGGAATTACTCTATTGGCCCATTGAACGGCAGCGCCGTTAACATCCCATTGAGGAACTGAATTGACGATAGTTCCTGCC